GCCCGATACGCCCAGCGCATCCAGATTGTCCGAGATTACAGAATCAACCAAGCACGCAAAGCCGAAGCTGCCCAGCACACGCAAGAACTGCTCAAAGCACGCGCTGAACGACTCAGAAAGCAAAACGCGCTATAATCACGCTCAGGAGCAAGTATGGCGATCAGGAACACTGATACGTTGATTACAAAAGACTTAACGAATAATTGTGCGGTAATCAGTAAAAAGATTGCTGAACTCGTTCCCGACAGCCGCAATGCAAATAAAGGCTCACCGCGCGGCAATCAGATGATCGAAGACAGCCTGCGGCAATACGGGGCTGGCCGGTCAATCCTCCTCGATAAGCACGGGCGCATCATTGCCGGGAACAAGACGGCAGAGAACGCGGGCGCTATCGGCATGGAGGATGTGCTGGTTGTGCAATCGGACGGTAAGCGCCTGGTTGCGGTACAGCGCACAGACCTAGACCTTGACGATCCGCATACGCGGCAGCTTGCCATTGCAGACAACCGTTCGGGGCAGGTATCGCTGGATTGGGACGCTGACGCGCTCAAGGGGCTGGTGGAGCTAGACCCAAAATACTGTGATGTAATTGTAGCCAGATACGAGCAGGCGACAGGCAAGAAGGCGGTGCTGAGTGCGTAAGGCTGGCAGGCAGTTCATCGAGATTGACGAGGACAAGCTGGAGAAGCTGGCCGCGCTCGGACTGACCAACGCTGAGTGTGCCGCGATCCTCGACTGCTCACCCGATACGCTAGAGCGCAATTACAAGGAAACAATGGCCTGGGGGCGTTCCCATCGTGACGCATCCCTGCGCCGGAAACAGTTCGAGATTGCGCTGGCCGGGAATCCCACCATGCTGATCTGGCTCGGCAAGCAGTACCTGGGGCAGAGCGATAAGAACGAGTTGACCGGAAAAGACGGTGGGGCGATACAGCACGAAATACGCGGTATGAAGGAAATCCGAGCCGAACTCTATGGCGACTCCAAGGCTTAATCCGGCATTGGAACCGTTCTGGCGGGCTGAGGCCACGGGCCGTGTGCTGTATGGTGGGCGCATCAGCTCAAAATCGACAGACGCGGCTGGTAATGCGCTTTTAATGGCGAAGGCCGGAAGAGTGCGATTCCTTTGTGTGCGGCAATTCCAAAACAAGATTGCCGAGTCGGTTTACACGCTGCTTCGGCTCCAGATGGAGCGCTTTGGCTGGACTGACGAATTTGACGTAACAGATCGTCACATCGGCCACAAAGTAAACGGCTCAGAGTTCATCTTTTACGGTCTGGCGCGGAACCTCCAAGAGATTCGGTCACTCGAAGATATTGATGTGACGTGGATTGAAGAGGCGCACTTCCTCACTAAAGAGCAGTGGGATGTACTCGAAGCCACGATCAACCGCAAGGATGGTTCTGAAATCTGGCTGATCTTTAATCCTATGTACGCAACTGATTTTGCATATCAGCGATTCGTGGTCAATCCTCCCGAAGGCTACATTGTACGCAAGATCAACTACGAAGAGAATCCGTTTCTATCGGAGACGGCCCGTAAAATCATAGCCAGATGCAGGAAAGAGTCTGAGGACGATTACCAACACATCTATCTGGGCAATCCGAAGCAAGACGCCGAGGGAGCGGTCATCAAGCGCAGTTGGATTGAGGCCGCAATTGACGCGCATCTCAAGCTGGGCTTTGAGGCTACAGGTAAGCACACCATTGGGTTCGACGTGGCCGATGACGGAGAGGATGCCTGCGCGAACGTCTACTCGCATGGCAGCGTGGCCCTCTGGTCTGACGAGTGGCGGGCGCGTGAGGATGAACTGCTCAAGTCTTGTATGCGGACCTACGCAGCGGCGTCCGAGCGTCAAGCGGAAATACGCTACGACTCCATCGGCGTTGGGGCATCATGTGGCGCAAAGTTTGATGAATTGAACCAGGTACGGGACAAGCATCTCCGGCGCAAATATGCCAAGTTCAACGCCGGGGCCGCAGTCGAGCGCCCGGAAGAATACTACGTCAGCGACCGGCAGGAAAGAATCAAGAATAAGGACTTCTTCGCTAACCTAAAAGCTCAGACATGGTGGGGGATCGCTGACCGATTCCGCAATACCTACAACGCAATCAACCGGGGCGAGAAGTTCAAAGATGACGATCTAATCAGCATCTCCAGCGATATGCCGCATCTAGAGAAGCTGAAAACGGAACTCTCCACACCCAAGCGCGACTTTGACCGCAACGGTAGGGTGAAGGTGGAGAGCAAGGAAGACCTAGCAAAGTCTACTCGGATCGGCGGCTCTGTGCCGTCACCGAACCTGGCGGATGCGTTTGTCATGGCGTTTGCTTCGCCGGTCACATCATCACTTTTAGTCAGCGACGCGGCTATAGCAGCCGCCCTGAGGGCGTAAATGAGAGAGCGCCGGAGCGAAGAGGATATGCAGGCAGAGCAGACGCCGATTATGTACAGGAAGAGCCAGCTACGCCTCGTGGATGGCCTTCGCAGCAGCTTCCCGAACTGGCAAGGAGCGCAGCGTTTCGACTACCGTAACGGATGGACACGCTTAGGCGATTTCTTCGCCGATGGCTATTTCCTCCGTGACGAGATGCGAGAAATGGTGCATAATCGTTACGGAGTGTGCCTCTAATGGGAAACCAGAAGCCAACCGAATCGCCGGCAAGCAGCAGTGATCGTGTCCGCCGTTACCGCGAAAGGAAACGCAAAGGTAACGAACTTGCAACACAGAGAATCAGCCCATCGGCGATTCGGTTGGCGCTTGAGGGGCCAGTTGAGCGCGTCCATTACCCTATTCAAATCCCCGTGATACCGAAAGGCGTAGTTCCGCACGGGGTCACGGCACAAGTGGCAATGGACTCAGAACCGGCCTACGAATGTGCGCGTCTGGCGATGGATGCTGGGCCTCAGTTTGGCTCCCAACTCTATGCGTACAGCAATGTTGAAGGCTTCCCCGGCTACCCGTATCTGATGCTTTTGGCTTTGCGCTCGGAATACCGCAACATGGCAACGGCGCTGGCTACTGAATTGACGCGCAAGTGGATTAAATTCAACAGCACAGATACCGAAGATGAATCGACCAAAACGAAGATTACCGAGATTGAGCAGGCGTTTACTGCGCTTGGAATCCAAGGCATTATCCGCAAGGCGGCGGAGCATGATGCGTTCTACGGCACGGGGCAGATTCTCATCAACATCAAGGGAGCGGACCTAAAGACGCCGCTCATCATCGACCCGCGCACGGTCAAGAAAGACAGCCTGATTGGATTCAAGAACGTTGACCCGATCTGGACCACGCCGCTGATGTACAACTCCCTGACGCCCTCCAGCCCCAACTTCTACAGGCCGGATAGCTGGTGGGTAATGGGTGAGCATTGGGACGCATCGCGGATAATCGTGACCGTCACCCGCGAAGTGCCAGACATCTTCAAGCCCGCGTTCAACTTCTCAGGGATGAGTCTTTCGCAGCTTGCGGAGCCATACGTCAACAATTGGCTGCGAACTCGGCAGAGCGTGTCCGACCTCATCAACAACTTTTCTATCGTGATTCTCAAGACGGCCATGGACCAGGTGCTTACCGGCGGTGACGATGGCTCAAACCTGTTTGCCCGAATCAAGCTATTCACGGCCACGCGCAGCAACAAGGGCGTGATGGCCTTAGACAAGGACCGCGAGGAGCTTGAGCAGATCGCCGTTCCCTTGGGCGGGTTGCATGAACTCCAGTCCCAGGCGCTTGAGCAGCTTTGCGTGGTATCGCGGGAACCTGCAACGGTTCTGACCGGCATCACTCCATCAGGCTTTGGCAACGTGGCCGAGGGCGAAGTCCGCATCTGGTACGACTACATCCATGCGCAGCAAGAGGCGCACTGGCGCGGCGCGATAGACAGGATGTTCAAGATCATCCAGATGTCGAGGTACGGGGAGATTGACCCTGAAATCACGTTTGAGTTCGTTCCGCTCTACGAAATGACGGAAGAGCAGAAATCGAATATGCGCGTCAATGACAGCGTCCGGGCGGGGAATTTAATCGACAGAGGCATTATCGATCCGCAAGAAGAGCGCGAGCGGCTGGCGCGTGATCCGGAGTCGGGGTACCAGGGCATCGATATAAGCAAAGAGATTGCGCCTCCAGACGAAGCGGAGGAGAGCGCAAACTTGGC